ACTACATATATAGTAGTAAAATATATAATAAAATACTAAAGGGTGTAGCCCTTCCCAAGAAGGGCATACAATATAATGTTTTTGTATATAGGGGGTTAATACCTATCTTATTATATCTATACCCTGATATATTAAATATACTTGCTATAAGTAGAGTATTAAACAAATATTGTATTAAACAGTATATGTTTAATATAGATGGGTATAGATATGGCTGTGTTTAATATTTTGTTTTGCTATTGTAAAAATTAAACCTACCCCTTGAAAAATTAAAGGTTTTTTAAAACCTTATGTTATAATAAATATGTAAGCAAAAAAAAAGAAAGGAGATAATTAATGTTTGTAGAATTAGCTAAAAAATTAAAAGATACTGATAGTATCTTTAAACTATCTATCTATTTAAGTAAAGATGGTGTATATACATTATCTGTTGATGCAATAGATTTTGATGGAGAATATTATTCTTATTCTTCTACTTCTATATTAGAATGTTATGAAAAGATTTGGAACTTTATAGAAGCTTTAGGAGATACTGATAAGTTTAATGAGTTGATTAATGATATACTTAATATACCAATGGAGGTATAGATAATGATACCTAATATAGATGATATATACCGTTGGTATAAAATAAATGGTTCCCCTACTAGACAAGATGTTAGGGAAGGTAAAGTAAACCTTCCTGAAGGTGCTAGTAAAAGTTTAATAGAAAGTCTTATCCCTTACTTTACTAAAGGTAATGATAACTTAATATATATACCTAATGATGAGGATAAAGAAGAAGTATCAATGGTTATTACTTCTGATTGGCATATACCTTTCCATGATAGGGAGGTACTTCGTACTTTTATTAACTTCCTCTATGAGTATCAACCAGATGAACTGGTACTTAATGGTAATATAAATGATTGTATGAGCTTCAGCTCCCATCCAAAGATTAGAGATTTAGCTTATGCTTTTCAAAGTGGTAAACCCGAACGGGAACATTGGTTCTCTATTGCAGGACTTTTAAGAGAAATATTACCGAACTGTAAAATTACTTATATTGGTAGTCAATGTCATGAAGGTTGGATAGATAAATGGGCTTCTTTATCTCCAATCTTAGCTGAAGATGAAAACTATACAATTAAGAACTGGTTTAAGCTAGATGACTTTGGTATAGATTTTGTCCCTGAAGTATATGACCCAGTTGGAGACTCTACCTTCTTAATATCCCATGGTACTATAGCAAGAGGTAAATCTGGTGCATCTGCAATGGCTTCTCTTGAAATGGAAGGTACATCTACTTGCGTAGCCCATACCCATAAACTATCCCAGGTATTTAAGACAAATGCTGTAGGTGAGATAGTTGGATTAGAATGTGGATGTATGTGTCAAAGACAACCTTGGTATCATTTAAAGGGTAGAAGGTTAATGATGGATTGGCAACAAGGGTTTGTTCTTGCTAACTTTAAAGGTAATTCATTCTCTACTTCTTGTATACCAATTATAAGGGATAGCCAAGATAAACCTTATTTCTGGGTTGGTAAAGATAGGTATAAATAATATGGAAGTAGTTGAAGACAAAGAAGGCTATAAAACAGTATATATAGATAAAGATGATATATGCGTGTACTGTGAGATGCAATATGGATGTCCGCTAATTGAATGTTTGGCTAATGGGTTAGTTGAAGCGACTAGCGATATATTAGTTAAAGAGTGTGCTCATTACCAATCATTTGAAAATATATAAACGGTAAAAGGTGGGTAATAGTTCCTCCTTTCTTGCTCAATTGATATCCTCAGGTTCACCCACCTACCTAGAGGATTTGTATAGGAGGAATAAATGTTATATTCAGAATGCGATGAACAGCAACAAAAGTTTATAGATAGATACTTAACAACTCTTAACCCTACTACATCTGCTATAGATGCTGGGTATGATAGAAAGAGTGCAGATAGTATTGGACTTAAGCTTTTAGCTGATGAAGATTTAAAAGAAGCTATCAAAGAACGTAGAACTGAATTAAATGCAATGATAGATAACATCCAGTTTGAAAAAGAGGATTTGCTACGTATATATTGGGATATGTTTAATGATGCTAAGAAGAAAGGTAAGCTAGCTGACGCAAGAGCTATACTTGCAGATATCGCTCGTTATAACGGTGTTAATCCTGACGAGATTAAGAAAGAGATTGCAATACTTAATTTTAATTTAGATGGAAATAAAATTTAGTAAGGTGTAACCTTACTAGCGAAACGCTAGTTTCGGATGGTAATAAGATATAGATATGCTTTTCTAGGTTTGCACTAGAACGTGGCTGGTATTAGTTTACCTTGGTCCACCAGGGTACGTTAAGCCCTAATAATCTGAGACATACGCACATTCTCAGTATGGTGCGTCTATTCGCAGCTAGGTGTAACAGATGCATATTGGGCTCATAACCCAATGGTAATGGGTGCGACTCCCATAGCTGCAACCAATTAACTGGTACGGCTAGATACCCAGTATAAATAATCTAGCCCAATGGAGATTAGCTCAATGGTAGAGCGGTCGCTCGATAAGCGATTGACAATAGTTCAATTCTATTATCTCCAACCAATTATAAGAGGTGTAGGACAAGTAGCTGAAATGAAGAAACTTGTATCTAAGGCTAAGCGCAAGCACTTAGACGGTCAGCCTTCCTGACTCGCCTATAGACCTTACGGTGTTGGTTTTAAACCGAGAGAAGGTTAGGTAATAGCGGTACATTGGTTACCGCTTAACCTGTAAAACTAGATGGAGGAATAATGACTTGTAACTACGAATTACTACCAGCTCAAAAAGAGTTCTTAGAAATAGGTAACCATACCTCTGATATAGATGTAGCGTTATATCAAGGTGGATATGGTAGCGGTAAGACTTTTAGCGGTAGCCTTTTGGGAATTATCCTCTGTTTAAAATATCCAGGCATAAGAGGTTTAGTAGGTGCTCAAACATATGTTCTTGTTCGTGATACTACTTTAGTTAGTTACTTTGAGCATTTAGAAAAGATGGGTCTACAAGAAGGTGTAGACTTTAATTACTTAAAAGCAGAAAGTAAACTTGTTTTTTCAAACAAGTCTGAAATACTTTTCCGCCATTTAGAAGAACCAGATAAATTAAAATCTTTAAACTTAGGCTTTGTTGAGTTAGAGGAGATGAGTGATGTACCACGAAGTACTTTTGATATGTTGTTAGGTCGTCTCCGTCAAACTAAGAAACCTGAGTGGGGAGATAATTTTAAATATAGATTATTCGGTCATACAAACCCTCAAGCAACTAAGGGTTGGATATACGAATACTTTGTAGAAAATAAACCAGACAACTATAGACGTATAATTGCTCCTACAACAGAGAATGCTAAAAACCTTCCTAAAGGTTTTATAGAGAGTATGAAAGCTAGATATTCTGAAGAATATTATAAGCGTAACGTACTCGGTGAGGATATGGATTTCGTTTCTGGTTTAGCTACTAAAGGATTTAATAGAAGCGATAATCTAAATGAAACAATAGAGATAGATAGAACTAAACCATTATATATTGCATGTGACTTTAATACAGACCCTATGTGCTGGTTCTTAGTCCAACATTATAATGGTAATATCTATATACTATATGAACTTATAGAAGAATATACAGATACTCTCCATATGAGTCGTATAATGGGAGAGTTGCTTATAGAGAATGGTTTTAAAGACCATCAGATAATAATAACAGGTGACTGTTCTGGTAGATATGAGAAAACTACTGGTAGTGATTATAAGATAATGAGAGCTGAGTTTCAGCGTATGGGATTTAGTAATGTAACATTTGATGTAGGTAAATCTAATCCACCTATTACTTATAGATATAACTGCTGGAATAATATGATGAGAGATAGCGGTGGACAACCGCATATATTTATTCATCCAGACTGTAAGGTACTTCTTTACGATATAGAGAACTTAGTACAAGAAGAAGGTACTGGTAAACCTAAGAAACCTACAAGTTATCAAATTAAGAATGACCCTAAAGCTAAATACTTAACACATCCTACAGATGCATGTGGTTATGTTGCTTTAAGGTATTATCCCATAAAGAAAGAGGAGTCACCTACTACAACTTATCAAGGTGTTAAAAAAGATGTATTTGGTAGAAACAAATATGAATACAAAACAGGGTTAAGATGAGATTTTATTATTACAAAGATGACAACAAAAAAGAAATAAGAAAGATTGATAGAGATAATATCTGTGCTGATATTAACGAGAAAGCTAAGATATGGAGTCAGGATGTAGAGGAAGTTAGAGAAGATTACGAACGTGTAGTTCGTGAGATATATCCTTCGGCTAACGAATACAAAGACCAAGTAAAAATGATACCTGATGTATATGAGCAGAGACAATCTTTAAAAGCTAATATGTACAAAGCTACTTACCAAAACTATGATGGTATGTTTGATATTGAAGGACTAGACCCAGAGTCTCACCAACTTAGTGCAATGTTAAAGTCAGCTTTAGTGTATGATTGTTATAAGATAGATTTACAATCAACTCTAGACAAGATACTAGATGATTATATTGACAAAGGTGAATGTGCTTGGTTCTCCCATTGGACTACTAAAGTAGAACGTAAGAGAATACAGGAAGAAGTACCAGTTATAGGTCTTAACGAATTAGGTGAAGAAGACTTACTAGATATAGAAGTTATTAATAGACCTAAAGATGAGATAATATATGAGGGAGCTGATATAGAAAGAATAGACCCTCTTAACTTATACTTCGATAAATCACAAAAGACTCATTGGGAGTCATGTGGTAAGATTTATAGAGAGTTTGTTCCTCTAAGCTATATTTTATCTAATAAAGATTATAAGCTTACTAGAGAGGAAATCAGTGACCTTAAACAGACTGTTTCGAACAAACAGAATGAAACTATAAATGATTATTCAGATGCCTACCATAATGTAGATGTTAAGTTTATTGGTTCAAGTGTTGAGGTTATGGAATACTATGGGGACTACATTTTACCTAACGGTGATACTGCTAGGAACGTTATCATAGTTGTTATTGCTGGTAAATATCTTGCGAAGTTAGAAGAAAGCTTATATCCTGTATGTCCTATAGGATATGCATGTTATAATGAAAGACCAGATAGTCTTCGTGGACAAACTGCTTTAAAGCCAGCATTACTACTTAATGAGTTAGAAAATAAATGTATGGACTTAACAATGGAGAGTTGGTTGCTTACAACTAATCCTCCTGTCCTTGCTCAAAAAGGATTTATTAATTCTGGCATAACTTATGAGCCAGGTGGTGTAATAGAATATAATGTAGATACATTAGATGACCCAGGCAGAATGCCACAGCCTTTAAACTTCTCTGCTGGTATGAGGGGTTTTGACTTCCAAGATTTCTTTAAAAGAAAGATGGAAGGAGCTACAGGCGTGAGCCCTTATATGCAAGGTACTGGTGGTCTAGGTGGTGTAAGAACTGCTGCTGAGTCTACTTATATATATTCTGGACAAACTACTCGTTTATCTAGAGAAGCTTATTTATTTAGCCATAATGTAATCGTACCGATTATATGGGCAATATATAAATTAAAGAAAGAATATCAAACTACTAATGATGTAATACCTGTAGTTAAAGATGGTATAAAAGATTTCTACGAAGTTACTGAACAAACTAGAAATGGTCATTATGTATTTATGATAGGTAATGCACAAACATCTGTTGAAAGAGAACAAATGGTAGCTAAGTTATTCCAGTTACTAGGTGCTCCTGCATTCCAGTCTATAGTACAAAGACCAGAGTTTCCTGCAGGTGACTTCTTAATCTGGGTACTTAATGAAACTAACTTCCGTCAGATAAATACTTTAGCACCTGCTTTACAATTAAGACAAGCGATTAGACAAGAAGCAAATGCTAGAGGTATACCTGAAGGACAGGTAGGACAATATATAAATGATATGGAGAGAGGTATTAAAGGTGCTATCCCTGAGTTCGCTAATATACTAGAAGAACAAAGAGCTGATGGTCAGATACCTAATCCAAGAGATGTAATGGCGAGTGTTCAAGAGCAACTTCCGCCTAATATAGAAACATTACAATAGGAGGTAAATTTATGGGTGATGTAGTTAGTTATTTAGAAAGCAACAAAAAGAAAGCTGAGAAAGCTAGAAAGCTTGATAAAGAAACTGAAAAGATGCTATTAGACCATGTAGAAAAATTTGAAAAATTTAGAAGACTTTGCGATAGCGATGATTGGAAAGATTGTAGAGATTTTATTAAAGATGAGATTTACCAAGGTCTAGCAATCAACCCAGGTGAAGCTGGTGTAGGTGATTGGTGGTGTAAATATGTATGGGGTCTAAAATGCTTTATAGAAAGAGTAGAGTCTCACGCAAAGAAATATGATGAAGCTATTAAAGAGTTAAGTAAATAAAGGAGAATTAAATGACTGAAGAAGCAATTACAAATACGGTTGCTAACGAAACTCCGCAGGTTAATATACCTACTGAAGAAAATACCGTAGCTAACCAAGAACCACAGGGTAATGTTCAACAAGAAGAACAACAACCGCCTGTTGAAAATAGTAATCAAGAAGGTAATGAAGAAGGTAATGTACAACAAGAAAATGGAGGTAATCAAGAAGAACCTCCTAAACAACAAAGCGTAGAAGAATTACAAGCTAAGTTGAAAGAGTATGAGTTAAGAGAAGAAGAAGATAAGATGCTAAGACAACAGCTTGGTATCGGAGATGTCGACCAACAAACTTTTAACTATATGAATATCGACCAACAAATAGTTAATGAAGGTAAACAAGTATATCTACGTTTATGTAACGAATACGGTATAGATGCTAATCCATCTAAAATAGATGCTAGTGTTGAAGCTCTTAAACAATCCGACCCAGCTAAAGCTTATGAATTTCAACGTAAGTTTGAGCAACTAGGTAATGAGGTTGAATACAAGCGACAAATGGTTCAGCAACAGAATAACGTATATGAAGTAAATAAATTTGAACAAGATTACAATCAATTACTTAATGCTTCCCCAGCACTTACTAATATAATGAGTCAGTATATACAAACCTACGGTAACGCAGGTGGTAATATGTACGGTCAACTAAAGAGTGTTATGGATATTATACTTCCAGCTTATCAGGAAGCTTTTAATGCTGGTAAACAATATGCTTTACAAGATAAAGCTAAGAAGGATACATCTGGTGTACAAGGTGGTATAGCTACCGCTAATACGCAGACATACTCACCTAATATGGTATTTACTAGAGAACAGATAGCTAAGATGAGTCCTGATGAGTTTGCTAAGTATGAGAAAGATATTCAAAGACAAATGATAGAAGGTAAAATACAATAGAAAGGATTTTATAAAATGACTGCTGAAGAATTAAGAAAAGTTTCTGGCGGTGTTGTAGGACACTTTACTCCGAAAGAAGTAGAAGTTGATTATAAAGCACTTGCTGAAACTGGTGATAAATCAATCGGATTATTTGTTCCATCTGGTAAATTAATTATCGGTGGATATATTAAGAACGAAGCTGACGATGTAGCTTCTTCTGGTTCTGCTACACTTAGACTTAAAGCTGTAGATTATGATGGAAGTAATGACCAAGCATTTGGCGATGCTGCTATAGCTAAAGCTGATATTAAAGGTTCTGGTGCTTGGTGTCCTATTTTGAAAGATTTAGGTACTTCTCCTGAAGCTGATAATATCCCTAGTGCAGTATTTACTACAGTTAAAACTGAAGTTGTAGTAACGGTCGGTACTGCTGGATTAACTGCTGGCAAACTTAAAGTCGGTGTTCTCTATGTATAATTAGAAAGGAATAATAGAAATGGCAAATAACGTAAACGCATTCGTTCCTGAGTTTTATTCTCAGAAACTTTTAAAAGAGTCTAAAGAAATGACAGACTTCAAAAATAATATGACTAACAACGATTGGGAAGGTGAAATCAAATCTGCTGGTGATACAGTTCATATTACTACTCCTGATTTGTCTAGCATCGTAATTGGTGAAGGTGTTGTACCTGATACATCTAATGTATATCCGAAACAAATTACTTTGACTATTGATAAATCTAAATCTTTCCAATTTAAATTCAATGATATCGAACAAGCTCAATCTCAATTCAATATGATGGATGGTTATATGAGTGCATCTAATGAAAAGATGATGATTGAAGTAAATAAAGAATTAGAACTTGCAGTTCTTAATGATGCTAATGTACCTGAAGTTGGTAACCATACAACTCCGTTCGCAGCTACATCTGCTACTATCAATACGTTCTTCAATAAAATTAAACGTACTTTGATGGGTAATAAAGCATTGTCTCCTGCTGGTTTCTATACTTTCAAAGGTAATAAAGAACAAGCTTTGCAATTAGCTCCTATCGTTACTATCGGTTCTGGTTTGTTTGAACAGTTAGTTAATTCTACAGTTCTTACTCACCCGACTGCACAAGGTGACGATATCCTTTACAAAGGTGTAGTAGGACAGATTGCTGGTATGAAAATCTTTGTTGATACTTTGTTAGATGGTATTACTTCTGCTGAAGCTTCTACTCACTATGCTAATGAAGCGGGTGGAGAATTCATTGCTATTGCTGGTACTAAAATGGGTATCACTTTCGCAGAACAATATAACAAAGTTGAAAAACTTAGAGACCCTCAAACATTTGCCGATATTGGTCGTGCTTTGTACTTATATGGTTATAAGATTACAAATCCAAAATCTTTAGTTCGTGCAACTGTTAAAATGGGGGAGTAATTGAACCATCTGCTATTGTTGAAATAACTGGAAATCTATATAGAGGTAATGATTATAAATTATATTCAGATGCCTTATTAGAAACTCCATTTAACGCAACTATAGGCGAAGATACAGTACAGGTGGTAGCTAACCCAGCTAATGTTATCGTTATAGGTACTACAAATTATGTTAAGCTAACTGCTTCAACTTACGAAGTAGAAACCGAAGATGGTGATAAAATAGTATTAAATCCTGAGGGTGTTATTTGTAAAGTAGTATCTGGAGTTCCTGAAACTACAGCTTATTCAGTTGTAGACCCGTCTCCTTCTGATGATGATACGGACTCTGACTCAGATACAGACACAGATAGCGATAGCGACTCTGATACCGATACGGATACTGATACTGACACAGACACTGATACCGATAATGGTTAATCAGTTGGTAATAAATTAATCGGGAGGGATAACTCCCTCCCTTTTAATATAAGGAGTATTTAATGGGAAGAAATTACCTAGACCTCTGTAACGAGGTTATAAATTTAATGAGCTACCTACCAGCAAGAAATATGGATGATTTAGATACTCCAGAAGGTAGGTTAATAACTCAGAAGATGAATGAGATATTAAGAGAGATATGTTGTGGGGAACATGACACTTGGAAGTTTAGAGAAAGAATTAAGAAGTTTTACGTAGCTGATGGTAAGTATGATTATGATTTACCTAAAGGTCATATAATTTATATCAGACCAGATGATAATACTAATAGACCTCCGTTGATATATTCAATGGACCATAAATATTTACCATTAACTACAAATGGTACTCCAATGTATTATTGGATATATGAAGATAAGATTAGATTATTTCCTACACCTAATAAATCAGTAGATGGTGATGAGTATACAATCCATTATCTTACTGATAAGTTTGCAGTAGATGAGGATGGATGTCATAAAGATATAATGGAAAATGCAACTGATGAACCTATTATCCCAGAGATGTATAGGTCTTTATTAGTATATGGTGTAGTTAGAGACTTTAGAGCATCAAGAGGAGATGCTAAGTCTGAATTTTATAGAAAGAAATATATAAGTCTTTATAATAAGATGTTAAGCAATCAAAGACTTACTGAGGATTACTTTAAAGGTGGTAAGGTACTTGGCTATAGACCTACTACTTTAGAAGCTAAGATAGCTTCATTTAGAAACCCTTATATAGGAACAGGTAGAAGTTTACATGAGTAGAATAAAATCACAACTTGTATTTAGCGATTTAACTGGTGGTATTAATAATGTTGATACTAAGGAGAACCTTAATTCAACACCTAAGAAAACACAGACTCCTGATATGGTTAATGTAGAATATTTCCAGCTAGGTGGTATAAAAACTATGGATGGTAACGTAGCTATAGGAGACCAACAAACATCTCCAGTTATAGGTGGTTGGGAGTATACCAAAGGTAATAACCGTTACATGCTGATAGGATTAAAGAATGGTCAAGTAAAACAATATAATCCAGCTACAGAAATATTTGACTTGATATATACATTTCCTCATCAAGCTAATAGGATGAGCTTTTGTAATATGAATAACGGTGTAGTTATTACTAACGGTGTAGACGATTTAGTATTTTATGAATATGGTAGAAAACAAATACTATCTGGTGTTATTGATACTACTTCTGGTTCTAACGTAGTAACTGGTAATCAAACTAAATTTACTATAGAACTACAACATGGTGATACATTAGATATAGATGGTGTAGTATATACTATAGATACAATAACAAATGATACTCATCTAACACTTACGAGTAATGCACAATCTACTTTATCTGGAGTTAATTATTATTTATCTACTATATCTCAATGTAATGCTACTCTAGTTAATGAAGATGATAATACTGTCCATACAGATATTAGAGGATTAGCTATACAATATTATAACGGTAGACTATGGGTAGGTACTGATAATGGATTATTTTATTCACAAGTTGGGCAATATAATAAATGGGATATTAAATATGATGCTGGGGTTCTTTATAGCATCTATAATGATAGTAGTGAAATTAAAGCTTTGGGTTTATTCTCGGAATACTTATTAATCCATAAGAAATTCTCAACGTACATTCTAACCTGCTCAGGAGACGCTACAACAATAGTTGTAAGGCCATTTAGTAACATAACCTGCGAGAGTCAACAATCATGGATTGTAAGCAATACTAAGTATTATATATATAGTAAAGAGTTTATGGATATATATCCTCTTGTACAACATACAGTATTTAGTGATAAGTTTATAGGTGAACCTGTTACTCAAAAGGTTCGTAATATATTTCAGAATATACGTTCTGAAGATAGTGATAAAATATTTTGCGTATCAAGACCTAAAGCTAGACAGATGATATTCTATCTACCAATGAATAATCAGTTAGGTAGTGGCGAAGCTTTAATATTTGATTTTCAAACTAAGAGTTGGTTATTGAGAATAGTACCTCAAGAAGTTACAATAGCATTTAATTATAGTAATAATATCTATATAGGTACTCAAGATGGATTAGTATTAAGAGAGTTCTCTGGTAATTCATTTAATGGAGAACCTATAGTAGCTTATTACAAGTCACCTTGGTTTGATTGGACAAATGGTTATACACAATCTTTTGCAGAGTTCATGCTAGAGATTGATAATTCATATAATAATAATTTCTATATTCGTACTCAGAAAGATGGACAATCTAGATACGAGGATAGAATAATATCAAGCGACTTACTTACTGGTAATGCTTTAAAATGGGAAGGTGTTATAGATAATGATGAGAATAATACTTTCTGGGATGAAGACCAATGGGCAAGTGGTACGTTTGAGAATATAAGAATGTTGTTACCTAATAACGTATTTGAAGATTTTCAAATAGAAATAGGTACTAAAGAATTAGGACAATCATTTGCAATATATCAATATTCATTTAGAAGAATAGAAACAGAAGAAGACCCTTGGTAGAAAGGAATTAATAATGGAACAAAGAAAATTTGACTTTATAAAAGTCTCACTTGAACCTGAAGATTATGATAAAGTAAAAGAGATATATCGTCTCCATAAAGAACAGGCTAATAAATTATTTGATTTATCTAACTGGGTAAAAGAAGATAGTGATATAATTACTATGATAAAGGATAGAATAGAATATGATGAAGTTCTATTAGCTATAGATAAAGAAACTGGTAAATACGGTGGATGTATATCTTTTTGTAATATGAGAATATATAATAATGTTATAGTAGATGCTGAAGTACATCCTGTTATATCTAAGAAGTATTGGGGTAAAGACTCTAGACAACTTATAGAAGATGCTTATAAGTTCGTAGAAGATAATTGGTTACCTATTAATAGATTAACAGCTAAAGTACCTGCTAATAATTTTGGAGTAATTAAACTACTTAAAGATGTAGGATTTAAGATAGAGGGTACTATTAAAGATTATTATATATATAAAGATAAGAATGGTAATGATAAATATTATAACCAATTAATATATAGTGATATAAATAGGAGAAGATAATATGGGAAGTGATGCTCCAAAACATGAAGCTTATGAACAAATGCAAGATACTCCCTGGATAACCCAAGGTAGAAATATTGCTGACAAAGGTGGTCAAGGTATATTAGATTATTATAATAAAGTAAATGTATTTGATGACCAAACTAAAAGAGAATTAGCTCAACGTAATAAAGAAATTTACAATAGAGCATTCGATAATATGGAACGTGAGTATACTAATACAATGAATAAGTACGCAGCTAAAAACTACGGACAATTTGGTACTCTTAATGCAACTGCTCCTTCATTTGTAACAGACCAATATCGTATAGATGCTCAACGTCAGATGAATGACTTAGCTTATGACCAAGCAGTAAACTATGATGACTTAATGGATAGAGAACTACAACGTAGATATAATACTCTTAATATGTTTGGTAATATGTATCAGTATGGTAATACACCTTATCAATTAGATTTAGCTAATTGGAACACTAGAAATACCAATAAAGATATTGCCTATCAAAATGCTATGGTAGATTATCAAAATGATTTTGGAAATAGATTAGCAAATGGATTTACAACTGCATTTATTAATACAGTTGCACCTGAAGAAGGTTATCAAAAAAATTCTATTAATAATATTTCTAAACTAATTGGAAGTATAACAGGGGGTAGAATGTAATGGATAATAACATTTTAAATAATCAACAGACAAACCAACAACAAAATAACCAGTTTCATCCGATAGCTGGATTGTGGTCTGGTATAGGCGATATGATGAGTGGTAATAAATATACACCTTATATGACAGCTAACTGGGCAGGTAATGGCTTAGCTAGAACTGGTATAGGTTATATGTTAAACCCTAACTATAGAGATTATGTATCTGCTGGTCAAGCATTAGGAGCTTCAAATGTTAAAAATCCTTTTACTAAAGATAATATGAACAGAGTATTAGGTAGATTATCTGGTATGGGTGGTAATATTGGTAACTGGGCTAATAGAATGATGGGTAATACTGGTAATAGTTTTGTTAGGCAGAATATTGATAATTATGTTTATGATAGAACCCAACCTACTAACAATATAAGTGATTATATTAATAGATATGTTAATGATATAGATTATAACGATAGCACTTTAGGACGTGCAATATTAGATGCATCCTACTATAATGCTATACCAGAAATGAGAGGATTATAATGGTAAGTAAAGCAGAAATAGATTTATTACTTAAAGCTGGTGGAGTGTTAACAAGGCGTGGTGTAAACCCTAATACTATACGTCAAGTTATAATAGACCCTTCTAAGCTTAGCAACTATGTTAAAAATGGTTTTATGATGGTAGGTAATGGTTCAGATTTAAAATATACTGGAACAAAATTACCAAAATATCCTTTAACTACTACTACTGGTACTAATGTAGGACGACCAATAAACACTTCTATATATAATCCATATAATCCTACTATTCAACCTAAGCTATTAACTACATCTGGTAAACCAATTCCAGACCCAACATTTGAAAAAGGTGTGCCTGTAAATATGTATAAATTAAAAAATGGATATGGTGCTTATACTTACAAGAACCCTAAAGTAAATGCTAATGCTGTTGATGATGCAATAAATATTTTATATAAAAACCCTAAAAATATAGCTAAAGAAGTTGGTAATATAGCTAAAAGTTCTGGAGGTGTTAAGGGTATAGCTGGTAAGGTAGGTGGACCATTATTAACTACTGCTTTTGGTTTAGCTCCCGTAATTGCTAATTGGAATGCAGAAGGTAGTGATGCATTGACTAGAGTACAAGACGCAATCGGGTCATTGGGTACTCTTGGAGGAACTTTGGCTGGCGCTACATTTGGTTCCCTTCGTGGTCATCCTATTATTGGAGGTATTGTAGGAGGATATCTAGGGGATAAAGCTCGAGAACTTGGTGGAGGTGGACAAGTAAGACGTGATGCCAATAGAAGTTGGGATACCTATCTAACTAAAGACCAATTTATGAGAAACATTCAAGAAGGTAGAATACAATTACCTGAAGGTATGGATGTAGAAACTTTCTATGGATATTACAGACAGGCTAAAGAAGGCAATAGACCTAATATAAATAAAAAATCTACTAATAATACTACTGATAATAATGTTAACGATATGTATCAAAATCCTTATACTAGTAAATTAGACTCTATCGAAAATATAATTAATAACGCTAGAGCTAATGGTCAAGGATATAATGGTGAATTAGATAATCAGGAATTACAAGATATACAATCATTAAATACAGGTAATGGTCCAGTAGATGCAGAAGGTTCTGTAACTGGTAATATAGACCTTAACGGTATGTTAGATAGATATAGAAGACAACAAGAACTTCAGAAACCTTATATAGAAGGTTTACAAAACTTTATTAATAACTATAACGACCTGCAACGTAATGCATTTAACTTAGATAGATACTTTACTGGATTGGCTGGATGGTCAGGTAATGATAGATGGGCGGACTTAGGTAAAAGATATAACCCTATAACTACTGAAGCTACTAAGTTAGATTTACTTAATAAACTAGCACAAGGTCAGATAGGTATAGAAGATATAGAAAATGAGATGAGAGGTAATATAGCTCTTGCTCAACAAGCTGGTATAGACCCTAGAGTTGCAATGGCTAATCCTAAATTGGTTAATGCTTTAGCTAGCATAGAGAATGCTAGAACTTCAGCAGCAGCTAGAAGATATGTTGCTGACCAAAATAGAGAAGCTAAGCTTGCTGGTATATATTCAAATGCAATGATACAAAAAGCTAAACAAGAAGGTAATTGGGATTTAGCTTTAAGATTACAAGAGATGAGAAATGATGGTAGATTACAATCTGCTATTGTAAATGCTGTAAGCTTTGGTGCAGACCCTAGTATTATATACAATGCTTTACAAGGATATGGTGGTAGTACTACTCAAAGTAATAATTTACAACCACCTAAAGAAACTATAACAACTCCAACTGGTAGTGTAGAAGCTAGTACAGCTTCTAAGTTATTAGATAATACAAAGAGATAGTAATGGATAATAATAAACTTAGAAATGAGATAATTAATCAAGGTATAGATAGAGGGTTTAAAGCTACTGAGATAAATAATGTATTAAAACAGCAAGGTCTTAGAGAATATAATCCTCTTACTACCTCTAAGAATTATATGGAATTATTACCTAACTTAGGTAAAGGTGCTACTCAGATAGCTAGAGACTTAGGGACATTTGGTGGTGCTATTATAAAACCTGTCGCTGATATAGCTTATACTCCTCATGGTTATAGAATGGAGAAAGCTAAACAAGCTTTTAGAGAAGCTGTTAATAATCCTACAATGCGTAATGCTGTTAAAGGTGCTGTAATAGGTGGAGCTATAGGTAGTAGAATACCCCATATAGGTGGTATATTAGGTGGAGCTTTACTTGGTGGTACTGTAGGTGCATTAGGTCTTAAAGACTTTGGTAATGCGATGGCATCTACTTACGATACTGATTTAAATACATTAGCAAAAGTATTTAGAAAGGAATATAAGACTAGTGATTTAGCTAAAGATATAGCTCAAGGTGCAATGAGAAATCCTGCTTATGCTACTCTTGATATAGCTCCTATAGTTGCTAAACCTATAAGTAAGTCTGTAGGTAAATTGGTAAACTCAGTACCAGAAAATGCTCCAATGGCTATACAACAAATATTCCCTAGTAAGCAAGTTAGAAAATTTAATAGAGGATTAACTGAAAGTATAGTATCATCTAAAGCTAAAGCTAGTGATATGTATCGTGGTTATATAAGTTTAGATGAAGTACCAAATATTAATAGAGAAGAACTTGTTCGCCATATAACTACTAATAAATCTAAACTTACTGGTAAAGAACTTCAGGTAGCTAACAATATTAAGAAAAACTTAATTGATAATGAAAAAGAATTAATTAAGATGGGAGTAATGGAAGCTGATAGTGCTAAGGCAGATACTGTTGCACAATATGTAATGCAACATATAGCTAAAGATAGTAACCTACTCCATAAAGATATAGTTGATATTATCAATATTAGAGAATTAGATAAAGAAGCTAAACCTTTAATAGATGATGCTTTAGGTAAAAGAATAAACGAACTTATAGATGAAGGTGAAGCTTTATATGATGATAATAAAATAGCTTACTTATCTCAGAAATTCGCAGTAAGTAAAGACCCTCTAGGTCTAAGATATTCTACAGATTATAATACTAACTCTAAAGAATATTTTGATACTGCCAGAATTATAGGTCGTACAGGTGCTAAGAGGTTAGCAAATGTATTAGATAAGACTATTAAATTTCAATTAGACCAAGTAGCTAAATCTAGAGAAGGTTTAGATGTACTTAATGATATAATGAATAATCCTAAAGTATTTAACTCTATAACTAAAGAAGGTGATTTAAAATCTCAATCATTATTTAGAAAGAGTTTAGTAGAGGATATACAAAAAGGTGAAGTACCTGACTTATCTAAAGCTTTAAAGAAATCAGGTATTAGTAATAATATAGATAAGATATATTATACAGCATTAAATAATGCATTTAAAACTCCAGCTAATACAGGATGGAGAAGATGGCTTAATGCATTTAAGAAAGCTGTACTTGCTAACCCTCATTGGGTAGCTCTTAATAGATTAGGTAACTGGTCTAATAATGCAATGGAAGGTGTTACTATTGGTGATTATATGGATACTAAGAAATATAAACACCTTATACCTAATGCGTTAAAACAACAAACTGCATTTAATAGTTATATCAATGCAGGTGTTGATGAAGTAAGTGCTACAGCTAAGAGTTCTTTAGGACAACCTATAAATAGGATTAAGGAGTCTATAGGTTCTTTTAAAGAGAGCGATAAGAGTATGAGTGATATAGCTAGACTTGCTGGTGATTTATATAGTAACTCTAGTGATATTACAGCTAACCCATTATTCAGAACTGAAGCTGGATTAGAACTTGCTGATAGATATGCTAATTTTATTAGACAAGCTAAGAGGGAAGCAAAAACTACTAATAAAACAGTAGAAGCTGTACTTAAAGAAGCTAATAATGATAGGGCTTTATTTAATAAGTTAAACACTCAGGTTAATAAATCACTAGGTGATTACTTAGGTAGAAACTATGCATTACCTGCTGGCTTATATAACTTTACAAGTGAGGTAATACCTTTCTATAGGTTCTTAACTCAGACAGGTAGAACTACAGCTCATCAATTAGCTAATAGACCTTTAGCTTTCTTAGCTAATGTAGATATACCTACTAAGGTTGGTAATCAATTATCTAATCAAATTATACAAGAATATGGATTAGACCCAGAGAAATATAAAGGTGGTATACCTTATGCTATAGGGGCAGATGATAATATTAGAACATTATCTTTAGAACCTATACCTATTGGTAGTGTAGCTAATACATTTGGTAGTTGGGATAATTTATTGGGTACATTTAGTCCAATGGTATCTACACTTCATGATGCTTTATTCTTTGAAAGATTTGGCAGACCTGCTACTTCTCCTAGAATGGAAGGTATGAGTAAAGATGAGATAAAGAACTTTAAACCTACTACTAGTGAAAGATTAGGATATGGTTTAAATACTTTACTTAATACTACCTATAACCCAGCTATATGGGCAAATAGATTAGGTCCTGAAATAGCAGAAATAATAGCTGAAGAAAATACTAATAATCCTTTAGCTAACGTAATGAGTAAAGCTGGATTTGGTACTGGTTTACAATCTAGATACGATACTAATCCATTCTTACAAAATCCTTATACATATAATAGACAAACTCCTTTAGAGTTAGTAGGTAGATGGATAGGAGCTCAAACAAATAGTAACTATCCAGTTAATAATAGAAAAACTAAATCTGCTTTAAGAAGGGAGAGAGCTGCTAAGATGTATAAAGAAAAGAAACGACAAAACTTAAAGAAAGATAAAAGGAGAATATAATGAGTATAGTAAAACCTTTTACATTTGTATCTGGTACTAAAGCAAAAGCAGGTGAGGTTAATGATAACTTTGATGTATTGTATACACAAGTTAATGCTAATATCTCAGAGCTTGCTCAAATAAATATTGATATAGATAATATAGGTTTAAATAAAGCCGATATTAATGGTAACTCTACACAAAGATTTAGTGTAGCGGATGCTGTTAATAATACAGATGCTGTTAATAAACAGTATATGTTAGAAAATAGTTTACCTACTGGATTAATCCTCTACTTAGCTGTAGAGGATATTCCAACTGGTTATTTGTTATGTGATGGTAGTACAGTATCTAGGTCTACTTATAGTAATCTATATGCTGCACTTGGTACTAAATATGGAGCTGGTGATGGTACAACTACTTTCTCTATACCAGATTTGATTGGTAGATATCCTAAAGGAGCTAGCGTAGCTGGTACAGAATTAGACGCTGCTATACCTAATATTACTGGTTCTGTAAATGGCGGAACTGGGTGGTTTGATAACGCTACTGGAGCATTTGTTGCAACTAATACAGGTGGTGATTGGGATGGATATGGTAGTAGATGGCTTCCTTGTTCATGGAACTTTAGCGCTAGTCGTTCTTCGTCTGTATATAAAGACGGAGTTACAACAGTACAACCTCCATCATTAGAATTATTACCACTTATAAAATATTAAGGAGAATTAAATGTTAGCTTATAGATATGATACAGATACAAAAGAATTTATTGGAACACAATATGCTCAACGTAATCCATTAGAAGGTGGGTATTTATTACCAGCTAATTGTACTTTTACTGAACCACCAGATAAGGTAGATGGATACGTACAAATATTCGACAATGGAGAATGGAAACAAGAAATAGACCATAGAGACCACTACGAGGTCCGTGAAGAAGACTTTTCTTTCGATATAGTAAAATATATAGGACAGGCAAAAGAAGGCTATATATTCGTTGCTGATGATGTCTACGTGAATTATTTATCCGATAGAGATAGATACAAAATAGTAAATCATGAAGTAATAGATATTATAGATACAGAAGAATATAGGAAAATAAAAGAAGATAAAGAGAAAGAACGTATTTCTCATTTGAAATGTACTAAAAGAGTATTAGTATTAATGCTTGAAGAAATAGGTATTGATTATTATGATAATGTGTTACCTCTTATTGAAGCAAATAGACAAGCTAAGCTGGAGTGGGATTTATGCGTTGAATTAGAAAGATGTAATCCGTTAATAGATGTTATAGGTAGACAATTAAATATATCTCCAGCTCAAATAGATATATTATTTAGATATGCTAATGGAGAATTGGAAACTATAAATTCGGAGGTTAGTGAATAATGGCTGAACTAAAGATACCTGTTAAACAAGGCGAAGAAATTAATGTTGGGTTTACTATAAAGCAAAATGGTAGCGTTATGGATTTATCTGATTATACAGTTAGATTTCAAGTTAAACGCGTACCTCTTGCTAATGTAGAACCTATTATAGATAAACCTATAACTATTAGTAGTGATATTAATACTATAGGACAAATAACATTTCCACAACAAGGAAAGTTCCAAGTTCATTTAAGTAAAGAAGATACTTCATTTCCTACTGGTGATTATAGTTTGATTATAGCGTTAGAAGAAGATGGATTATTAGACATAATATCTTCTAAATGTTGTAATAAAGCAATATATAAAATATGTGAACAATAAAGGATATATAATATGTCAGAAATAAATTACGAAATATTAATAGATGATAGTAATCAATATGTAATAGAATTGAATGAACAAGGACCGCAAGGTAATACTGGACCACAAGGACCGCAAGGACCTCAAGGAGAAACGGGTACTGCTGCTACTATTACAGTAGGTACAGTTACAACTGGTAATCCTGGTACTAATGTTAGCGTAGTAAATAGTGGTACTTCTAGTAATGCTATATTTGATTTCATTATACCTCGTGGAGATAAAGGAGAAAATGGTTCTGGTATTACGAGTATTACTAAAACTGGAACTGCTGGGTTAGTTGATACATATACTATAACTTTTGATAATGGTGATACAACAACTTTTACAGTAACTAATGGAGCTCAAGGCGATGCTGGTAGAGGTATTACAAGTATAACAAAAACAGGTATATCTGGATTAATAGATACTTATACTATTACATATTCAGATAATACTACTAGTACATTTACTGTTACTAAT